TTACAAAACCCAAATAGAGGTAAGTATATTGTTCACTAACCTGTTGGAAAAAATTTTCGTAAAATTTTCGTAAGTTTTTTGTTTAAAATTTGTTTATAATTAAAATAATGTTGTATATTTGTAATGTAAAACAATAACAAAAACTAAAAATTATGAACAAAGAACAAGAATTTTTCAAAACACTTTCTAATATGCTTAAGGATTACACTTTTGATATAGAATATAATGCTGAAGAGCGAAATCCTACACCTACACAATTCAGCAGAGCAAACATAAAGATGATTAGAGCAGCTAAATTATTATTAGAAGCTAAACAAGAATTATAATAAAAACACAAAACAAACACAACACCCTTGCAAAACGCAGGGGTTTTTTTATGCCTAAAATTATTTAAAAACGTTTATATATTAATATGAATGTTAATTTAAGAATACCAACAACCCTAAACGAAATAACACTAGGGCAATATCAGGAATACGCAAAGTTACAAGACTTAAGCGAAACAGACCTACAACTAAAGACTATTGAGATATTTTGTAACGTTCCTGAAGTAGTAGTAAGGAATATGAAAGCAACTGATATAGTAGAAATATGTGGTATCATAAATAATATGTTTGATACTAAGCATCAACTTATATCTATGTTTAAAATGAATGGTGTAGAATATGGGTTTATACCAAGTCTTGAAGATATGAGTTTTGGTGAGTATGTAGACTTAGATACTTTTATAGGCGATAACGATAATTTACATAGAGCAGTAAACGTACTATACAGACCAATAGAACACCGCAAAGGTAATAGATACACCATAAAGGACTATGAGCCTAACAATAGCGAAATAGCAAAGGATATGCCTTTAGATGCGGTCTTAGGTGCGGTTGTTTTTTTTTACAATTTAGGCAGGGACTTATCACTAGTTATGCTGAACTCTTTGGACAAGAAGAACGAGCAGACCTTAGCGGAGTATCTAACTTCACAACCAAATGGGGGTGGTACAATTCAATCTATGGACTATCTAACGGAGATATTACAAAATTTGAACATATCACTAAACTAGGTGTACACGAGTGCTTAACATACTTAACATACACAAAAGAAAAAAACGAACTAGAAGCAAGACAAATAAAAAGCAAGTTTAAATAATACAGAATGAGCCAAACAGGAATAAGGGGATTTTACCTACTAACAGAAACTATAAAAGACCAACTACTAGCTGATGTAAATGTAAATAGTGTTACTACAGGTGATATATACGATATAGACCTAGCAAAGCAAAGTATATTCCCACTTAGCCATATTATAATTAATAGTGTGAGTACACAAGAACAAACATTAACGTTTAATATTAGTGTACTAGCAATGGATATAGTAGATGAAAGCAAAGAAGCTACAACCGATATATTTAGAGGTAATAATAACGAACAAGATATACTAAATACTCAACTAGCAGTACTTAATAAACTTGTTATGGTGCTTAGAAAGGGTACGCTATATAGCGACCAATACCAATTAGATGGTGATGCTACATTAGAGCCTTTTTATGAAAGGTTTGATAATCGTTTAGCAGGTTGGAGTGCAACGTTTGATGTGTTTGTTAAAAACGATATTGATATATGCTAGCAGATAAGTATTTAAGAGATGAACTAAATAAGTTTGCTAAATATGTTATACAACAAAGTCGTAGCAACTTAACTAAGGGTAAAAAGAACGCATCTAAGGAACTTTATAATAGTTTAGGGTACGAAGTATCAAAGAGTGCTAAAAGTACGTCCTTAGCGTTTAATATGGCTGATTATGGTACGTTTCAGGATAGGGGTGTAAGTGGTACAGAAAAAAAATACAATACACCTTATTCTTATACAACTAAAATGCCACCTAGAAAGGCTTTCGATAAATGGATAGTAAGAAAGGGAATAGCACCAAGAGGCAAAGGCGGTAAGTTTTTAAGTAGACAAAGTTTACAATACTTAATAGCTAGAGCGGTTTATAAAAAAGGTATTAAACCAAGTCTATTTTTTACAAAACCATTTGAAGCAGCTTTTAAGCGTTTGCCTGATGATTTAGTACAAGCGTATTCAATAGGTCTAGAAAAACAAATACAACTGAATATTAAAGAGAAATGAGCAAAATAAATTCAAGAAGTCCATACTATATATACGATACTGTAAGCAACTTAACTACAGATAGGATTGATATATACATATATACAGGAACGCAAACAACCGATAGACCAAGTTCTGCAACTTATACATTAACTAGTAATGCAATAGATGACAAAGTAACATTTGAAATAAGCGAACTTATAAAGGACTATTTTAGCAATGATTTTGATGGAGATTACGCAAGTGATTTCTTTTGGATTGATTACGAAATATTTAGGAGTGTAAGTGGTGGTGCAGAAGTTAGTCAAGGTATAGTACAATTAAGGGGGTTTTATGGTTATGGATTTTATGAAGATGATGCAAACCCACAAAACGATAGCGGACTATTACAAACCAACACTAAAATAGTAAAGCTAGATGATGCACCTGCTACAATACCTGTAGATACATCTAAGACTACACAAGTTACATACGAACTAAACGGACAGCAAATATATACAAAGGCAGTTACTAGTAGTACTGAAAGTGATGAACAAATAGAATACGTTACAAATGGCGTTAATGGTGCTGATGAGTATGAGAATAGAGTAATACAAGATGGTGGTACATTTGAAAATAGTGCTTGTTTACAGGAGTTTGTAGATGACTTTACATTATTTGACTTTGATACTATTTATGTAGATACTACTGATGGTGTTATAAAACTAACAGTAGAAAATATAGAAGAATGTAAATACCAACCCTATAAAGTAACGTTTGTAAACAAGTTTGGTGCTTTGCAAGATTTATGGTTTTTTAAGCGTAGCAATGAAACACTAACAACTACAAAAGAAGAATTTAAGCGTAATATAATTGTTAATGGTGCTTATGATAGGAGTAGACACCAACAGAAAATATTAACTAAAAACGGAACTGAAAAACTAACTCTAAATACAGGGTTTTATCCTGAAGAATACAATGAGGTTTTTAAAGAGATGCAATTAAGCGAAGATTGTTGGATTGAAATTAATAATAAGACTTTACCTATAAATGTATCTAGTTCTAGTTTAAATTATAAAACACACTTAAACGACAAACTAATAAACTATACAATACAAATAGATTTTGCTTTTGACACGATAAACAATATACGTTAATGCAGATAATAGAACTATACATAAACAACACTAGAGTAGATTTATTCAAAGATGAAAGCGTATCTATAACTGATAGTATACAAAACGTTAGAGATATAAGCAAAATATATACTGCTTTTAGTAAGCAATTTAATTTACCTGCATCTAAAACAAATAACAAACTATTTAAGCATTATTACAATTATGAAATAGATAATGGTTTTGATGCACGTTACAAAGCGAGTGCAGAAATAAAGTTAAATGGTGTTACTTATAAGACAGGCAAAATTAGATTAAATAGTGTAGACTTAAAAGACAATGTACCCTATTCTTATAAGGTTGTATTTTTTGGAGATACTGTAGAACTAAAAGACCAACTAGCAGAACTATTATTAAGTAGTTTAGATTACGATAGTTCAATGGACTTTACATATAACGCTACAAATATTTGGAGTAGATTTACCTCAACTGAAAGTGGTGCGCCTGATGATGTTGTAGTACCTCTTATTACGCATAGTAAACGATTTGAAATAAACTCTAGTGGAGAATATAAAGAACTTAACACTACAAACGATTTAGATTATATAGATGTAAAACCTGCAGTAAGGGTTAAGAAAATTATAGAAGCTATTGAAAATTCAGGTTTAGGTATAACCTTTAGTAGTGAGTTTTTTAATAGTGAAGAATTTAATAACCTATATTTGTGGTTACATAAAAACGAGGGTTATATATCAAACGCAGATGAGGGTGGGAGTTTATTACAGGTAAACAATAGATTGCACTTAACTACTTCTGATAATAGTTGGTCTTATGCAAGTGGTACAGAACAAAGACCTTTAGATTTTAGTTCAATACTATCTACACCAACTTTAAACAATACTAATATTTTTGTTAGATATCAATTTGTTTGGACTATAACAACAACTAGTACAGAGCCGTATACACCAACTATTCAAACAGTAATTAACGGACAAGAATATAACTATTTTGGACAAGAATATACAGGCAACCAAACTTTCACATTTCAAACAGTAGATACAAATGCTGCACAAGTTTTTGCTTCTAATGGACTTGTAAACCCCTATAATTTTCTTTTTAAAATACAAAGTACAAACACGTTTTCAATGACGCAAACTCTTGAGGTAAGGTTGCAGTCTAGAACAGCATATAATTATTCTTATAGCAATATATCAACAGCTAATTATAATGCAGGAACAAATGACGTTACAAACACTTTTAGAGTAGGCGAAAATATGCCTAAAATGAAAGTCTTTGATTTTCTTATTAACCTATTTAAGATGTTTAATTTAACTGTATTTAAACGTAATGATGAATTAGTAGTAGAGCCATTACAAGACTTTTATAATGCAGGTAAACGTTACGATATAACAGAGTATGTAGATGTTAGTAAAAGTAGCGTTTCAAAATTATTGCAGTTTAAAAACATATTATTAAAATACAAAAGTAAAAAAAGTCAATTAGTACAATTTTCTGATGAAATTCAATCTTTACCATTTTCTGAAGAAAGTTATGGAAATGATGCGTGGGATGGTGGAAGCTATAAAGTTGAGGTTGATTTTGAAAAAATGATGTATGAACGTTTGTTTGAAACTGATGATACAACAGTAACGCCTATTTGTCAGGGTACAATGTTAGATAAAAAATTTGAGCCAACAATAGGACAGCCTTTACTACTTTACATTAAAGATACAGACCCTGATGGATATTTAGAATTACAAAACTATACAGGAACACCAACAAACTATAAAAGACCATCACAGATATTTGAAAATGCTAGTAATAGAACTGCTTTAAATTTTGGGCAAGAAAATGATGAATTTCAATTAGCGGTTACAGGTCGTAATTTATTTGAAACTTATTACCAAGATTACATAGTTAGTCTTTTTGATGCTAAAGGTAGGAAATTAAATGTAAGTGCTTATTTGCCTTTGCATATAATTTTAAGATACAACTTAAATGATAGGTTTATTATTAATGGAAGAAGTTATAAAATAAACACAATTCAAACAAACCTACTTACAAATAAAAGTGATTTAGAATTAATTACAGAACTACAAAGCATAAGCGAGTTAGAAAATGGTATAAATCCAAACGCGCCTAGAGTTGCAGCACCTACAGTATTTAGTAAAGATGCTAGTAGTATAACTTTAACGTGGGATGCAGTTAGTGGAGTTACAGGATATAATTTATATGTAGATGATGGGCAGGTTGATGTTGTGGTAGGAACGTCTTATAAATTTAGTCCTTTAGAAAGTGGTACTACATATAAGCTAGGGATACAAGCTAGTTATACAAACTTTGATGCACCAATAACAGATACATTTGAAACAACTAACTAATTGTAAGAAATGATAAAACTAATAATAGATAGCTTAAAATACGTAGATGGCGAAACGGAAAATATACGTATAGCAAAAGGTAAACATAAACTACCTACAACACTAAAAGAGGGTTACAAAGCACTTAAACAAGAAATAAAATGGCAATAGAAAAGAAAATAGTAATAGATGTTGATGCAGTCAAGGCTGCAGGTGGTATTGACAAACTAACAGAAAGCCTAAAAGAAACAAATAAAGAGGTTAAAGAAACTAGTGCATCTACTCAACAAATGGGTAATACAGTAGACAAAGCTACAGGCGGTGCAGTTAGTAAGTTTAAAGCATTAAAAGGCGGTTTAGGTGGTGTTATAGCGAGTTTTAAAACTTTGAGGGGTGCAATTATAGCTACAGGAATTGGTGCACTTATAATAGCTATTACGTCCTTAACACAAGCCTTTACACGAAGCGAAGAAGGGCAAAATAAATTTGCTAAAATACTAGGTGTTATTGGAAGTGTTACAGGGAACTTATTAGACCTATTAGCAGATTTAGGTGAGGGTATAATATCTGTTTTTGAAAACCCTAAACAAGCCTTAATAAACTTTAAAAATCTTTTAGTTGAAAATATAACAAATAGGTTTAAGGCAATATTAGATACTGTAGGTTTTTTAGGTAGTGCAATAAAAAATGTATTTAGTGGTGAATTTAAAGCAGCTTTAGAAGATGCAAAAAAGGCAGGTAGTAGTTTTGTAGATAGCTTTACAGGTGTTGAAAATAGTATAGACAAAGCCACAAATGCAGTTAAAGAATTTGGCAAAGAAATAGCTGCAGATGCAAGCGCAGCAGCAAAGATAGCAGACCAAAGGGCGCAAGCTGAAAAACTAGCAAGGAATTTAGTAGTAGAACGTGCTGAAGCTGAAAGGAAAATAGCAGAATTAAGGGAAAAAGCAGTTAATAAAGATAAGTTTACGGCTGCTGAACGTATTAAATTTTTAGAAGAAGCAGGTAAGGTAAGTGATGAACTAGCAGCTAAAGAGATTGCAGTAAGTCAATTAAGACTAGAAGCTAAACGAACTGAAAACGCATTAACTAAAAGTAATAAAGAGGATTTAGACGAACAGGCACGCTTAGAAGCAGAGGTAATACAAAAAGAAACACAAAGACTTAACCTACAAAAAAGATTAAGTACAGAGTTATTAACTTCAAGACGTGAAGAAGCTGCAGCACAAAAAGCTATTATAGATGCAGAAAATAAAAGGAACGAAGAAGCAGCTACAAAAGAACAAGCTAGACTAGATGCTATTGATAAAATAAGAAACGATTTTAGAGATAAACAAAAGCTAAAGGAAGCAGATGAAGAACTACAAAAAATAGCACTAGAAGAAGAAAAGAAACTTGCAGAATTAGATAAGCTAAATGCAAGTGAAGAACAAAAACTAGAAGTGCTTAAATACTATGCAGGGTTAAGAACTGATGTAGAACAAAAAGAAAACGATAAAAAAGCAGAACTAGACAAACTTAGACAACAACAAACGCTAGGAGATGCAGCAAACACTTTTGCGCAAATTTCACAATTAGCAGGTAAAGATAGTAAGATAGGAAAAGCCTTAGCAGTAGCTAGTGCAACTATTAGTGGTGTTCAGGGTGTGCAAAATGCTTATTCTACTGCTCAAAAATCCCCTATAACAACTTTCTTCCCTGCATATCCTGTAGTACAGGCTGCTTTAGCAGGTGCAGTAGCAGCTAAAAATATTGCTGCAATTAAAAGCGTAGATAGTAGTGGTAAAGGTAGCGCAAGCGTACCAACAACAACAGGTGGCGCAGCATCTCAACCCCCTAGCTTTAATGTAGTAGGTGCAACAGAAACAAGCCAATTAGCTGAAGCGGTAGGTAGTCAAACCCAACAACCTGTACAAGCGTATGTAGTAGCTAATGACGTTACTACTGCACAAAGTTTAGAAAACAATATTGTTGAGGGTGCGACACTATAAATACAAAAATTAATAAAAAACATTATATAATAATATGCGTATAGTAGAATTAATTTTAGACGAAGAACAAGAAATAGGTATTGAAGCTATTAGCGTAGTTGAAAACCCTGCAATAGAAGAAGATTTTATTGCTTTAAAATCACAAGAATTTAAACTAGCAGAGGTAGATAAAGAAAAACGTATCTTAATGGGTGCGCTATTAATACCTAACAAGCCTATATATAGACGTAATGGCGAAGATGAGTATTATATATATTTTTCAAAAGATACTGTATTAAAAGCTAGTCAAATGTACCTGATGCAAGGCAAACAAAACAATTCTACCTTAGAACACCAATACGAAATAAACGGACTTAGTTTAGTTGAAAGTTGGATAGTAGAAGATAAGGTACACGATAAAAGCGTAAAGTATGGTATGGATTTACCTTTAGGCACGTGGGTTGGAAGTGTTAAGGTCAATAATGATAACATTTGGAACGAGTTTGTAAAGACAGGTAAAGTAAAAGGGTTTAGCATAGAGGGTTATTTTGCTGATAAAATGGAACGCCCTAAAGACAAAACACTAGGCGATTTTAGTAGTGATGAACTATTAAAAGAAATAGACCAAGACGAAGCAGAATATTTACTAAGCGAGATACGTGCTATTATAAAAAATGATAAGCGTGTTAAGGGTGGTAAAAAGATGATTTTAGAAAGCTACACCGATTATCCAAGTGGCGTAAAGAACAACGCAAAAAGAGGTTTAGAACTAAACGAAAAAGTAAACAACAAATGCGCAACGCAGGTTGGTAAGATAAGAGCACAACAATTAGCGCAAGGTAAACCTATTAGTGTAGAAACTATTAAGCGTATGTATTCTTATTTGTCTAGAGCAGAAGAATACTATGATGAAAACGATACAACCGCTTGTGGTACTATTTCTTATTTATTATGGGGTGGTAAAGCAGGTTTACGTTGGGCGCAAAGCAAACTAAAAGAATTAGATGCGTAAAGTAGCGGTTAAAATAGAACGCAAAAAAGTAAGGCGTAAAGGCGTACACGCTAAAAGTAAAACTAGTCAATTAAAGAGTAGTAAGAACTATAAGAAACTAAATAGAGGGCAAGGCAAATGAGATTTAGAAAGTTTTTTACACCTAGTAGAACAAGTCCAAAAGGTGGGCGTAGGGCGTGTTTATGTGAAGATAACACCTACTCTATTAAATGTTGTGATGGTAGTTTAAGAGCGCAGGGAATAGGTACAACAACAAAACAATTTGATTATCTATTACAAGAAAACACTAACTATATACTACAAGAAAATAACAGTAAAATAATATTGTAATGGCAGATAAAAAAATTACACAATTAAATAGCGCAACCGCTTTAGTAGGTACTGAAATTTTAGTAGCTGTACAGGGTGGCGAAACAAAACAAACAACAGTAAATAAGATAAAGAATACTTTAGTGCCTTATAATTTAACTGTTGAAGCAGGGCAAACAGTGAATTTAAGTTCTTCAATATTTGAACAAGCTATGTTAATTAAATTAACGTGGAGTGGTGCGAGTGGTAATATGACTTTAAACTTACCTAGTGCATCGGATAACACAAATAGAGCAATAAGATTTGTTTCTAATGGTGGGTTTAACACAAACACAAGAGTTTATATAACTCCAAGTGGTAGTGATACTCTAGATGGCTCATCAAATTACTATGAAATTAACAAAACCTATGAGGGTATAAAGATTTGGAGTGATGGAAGCGAGTGGTTTATTATACAGAAGAAAGCGTAAAAATGCAAAATTAATTTTTAACCATTATATATTAATATGAACACAAACGATATGATTAGTAAAATCAAAGAAGTTCTAAACTTATCCGAAGAGGTTAAGCTAGAACAACAAGCGTTAGAAAACGGAACTGTTTTAGAAGCAGAAGCGTTTGAAAGTGGTAACGAAGTATTTATTGTTACCGAAGATGAAAAAGTAGCCGTTCCTGTTGGAGAATACCAACTAGAAGATGGACGTATTTTAGTAGTAGCCGAAGAAGGTTTAATTTCTGAAATTAAAACTGAAGAAGCTGAAGAAGAAGCACCTGCTGAAGAAGTAGAAGCATCTGAAGATGTGGAATTAGAAGAAGAAAAAGAAGAAATGGGTTACGCTACTAAAGAAGAACTAGCAGAGGTTAAATCTATGTTAGAAGAAATTAAGTCTATGTTAGAGCCTAAAGAGGATTTAAGCGCAGAGGAATTAGGAAACCTTATTACAGAGGAACTTTGCAAACACGAAAAAGTGGAACTAAGCGAAGTACCTGAAGAAGTACAAGAGGAACTAAACCAACCTGCTGCAGAGCCAATACAGGCAAACCCTGAAGCAAAACAAAACCTATCTAAATTTAATATCTCACAAAATAGAAGAATGAGTACTTTAGATAGAGTAATGGCAAAATTTAATTAATAAACGAACTAATAAACAACTAAAAACTAAATAAAATGAGTGTATCAATTACTTCAACTTATGCAGGCGAATTTTCAGGCAAATATATTGCTGCAGCCCTTTTATCTGCTGATACTTTAGATAAAGGTGGTATTTCTGTAATGCCTAATGTAAAATTTAAGTCTGTACTTAAAAAAGCATCTACTGATGCAATTGTTAAAGATGCTACCTGTGATTTTCAAACAGGACAAGGTACTTTAACTTTAACTGAAAAAATCCTACAACCTGAAGAATTCCAAGTGAATTTGGACATTTGTAAAAAAGATTTGCATAGCGATTGGGAAGCTGCTCAAATGGGCTTCTCTGCTTTCGATAATCTACCTGCAAACTTCTCTGATTTTGTACTAGCTCACGTTGCTGCAAAAGTAGCTGATAGAACAGAGCGTAACATTTGGTCAGGTGATACAGGAACTTCAGGGCAATTTGATGGGTTTTCTACTTTATTAGCTGCAGATGCTGATTTGCCTGCAGGAAACGAAGTTACAGGAACTACTGTTACTGCTGCAAACGTCGATGACGAATTAGGAAAAATCGTAGATGCTATACCTAGCGCAGTATATGGTAAAGAAGATTTACACATTTACGTTTCACAAAATATCTACAGAGCGTATGTACGTTACTTAGGTGGACAGGCTGCTACAAATGGTTATGATAACAAAGCAAATAACCAAGTTTTAACTGACTTGTTTTTTGATGGTATCAAAATCTTCCCTACTGCAGGTTTAGCTGATAACACTGCTATTGCTGCTGAAAAATCTAACTTGTTCTTTGGTACAGGATTACTTTCTGATATGAACGAAGTACGAGTTATTGATATGGCAGAAACTGATGGAAGCCAAAACGTAAGAGTAGTAATGCGATTTACTGCAGGTGTACAATATGCTCAAGTTGGGGATATTGTTACTTATGGTATTGTAAACTCTGCAAACTAAAATTAATTAACTAACTAACGTAGAAAGGGGTGGGGAAATTTGCCCTACCCTTTTTTATTTAAAAACACTTTAAAAAATATGGCTTGTTCATTAACTACAGGAAGAAAAGTACCTTGCAAAAGCGCAGTAGGTGGTATTAAAACTATTTACTTTGCTGATTTTGGTACTTTAGGCGATGCAACTATCGCTGCAGGTGAAATTACTGCTTTTAGTGGTACACCTGATTGGTATCAGTTTGATGTTAAAGGTAATTCATCACTAGAAACTGCTATAAATTCTTCACGTGAAAATGGTACTACTTTTTACGAAAGTACACTTAATTTAACTTTGACGTTCCAAGACAAAGCGACACAAGAAGAATTAAAACTAATTGCACACGCAAGACCACACATTGCTATTGAGGACTACAACGGAAACTATTTCTTGATGGGTCTAGAGCACGGAGCAGATGTAAATGGTGGTACTATCGTAACAGGTGCAGCTATGGGAGATTTGACAGGATATACAATTACAGCGGTTGCACAAGAAACTGCACCACCTTATTTTGTAACAGGGTCAGTAATTACTGCTGATGCTTCTGCAACACAAATAGACCCAACTGCATAATAAATTAGGGTTTTAAATTTAAGGGTTGTCTTTTTAGATGACCCTTTTTTTATACCCATACAATACAAAATAAATTAGTTTTGTTTATATATTAATATGAAGCTAATAACTACAAGTGGTAATAAGACCTTTAAGATAATACCAAGACAATATATTGAAGGTGCAATTACTGTAAATTTAACAAGTGAAAGCACAGGCACTAATGTAAGTGTAACACCAACTGCAACTACTGATAAAAACTATATGAGTTTTGATGCGGTTTTTGGTACATTAACAGAGGGCGATTTTTACATATTAGAAGTAAAAAACGGAACTAGTGTAATATACAAAGATAAAGTATTTTGCACCGACCAAACAATAAACCAAACTAACAACGATTACTACTCTATTAATAAAGATGAGTATGTACAAGAAGATAGTTTTGATAACGATTATATTATATTATGAACGATTTAAGAGTAGTTAATTTAAGTACCTATACAAGTCCTGAAATTGTAGAAAAAAGCAATAAGGAGTGGGTAAGTTATGGTACTGATAACAATTATTTTAGTTATCTAATAGACCGCTATAATGGTAGTCCTACAAATAATGCTATTATCAATGGTATTAGTGAAATGATATATGGCAAAGGTTTAGATGCTTTAGATAGCAATAAAAAGCCTGAAGCGTATGCTCGAATGATAACATTATTTCATAAGGATTGTGTAAGAAAATTATGCTATGATTTGAAGCTTATGGGTCAGTGCTCAATGCAAGTTATATACTCAAAAGACCGCAAAAGCGTGGCGCGAGTAGAACATATACCTGTAGAGAATTTAAGAGCAGAAAAATGCAACGATAAAGGCGAAATAGAAGCGTATTACTATTCAGATAATTGGCAAAAAGTAAAGAACGTAAAGGACTGCACTAGAATACCTGCTTTTGGATATTCTAAAGAGCCTATAGAGATAGTGTATGTTAAACCTTATAGAGCAGGATATAAATACTATTCAAGTCCTGATTATCAGGGTGGGTTACAATATGCAGAACTAGAAGAAGAAATATCTAACTATCACTTAAACAACATACTTAACGGACTAGCACCTAGTATGCTTATTAACTTCAACAATGGTACGCCTAATGCAGAGGAACGCCAAATGTTAGAAAATAGAATATATCAAAAATTTAGTGGTAGTAGTAATGCAGGTAAGTTTATTTTAGCCTTTAACGATAACCCTGAAAGCGCAGCAACTATTGAGCCTATACAACTAAGTGATGCACATAACCAATACCAATTTTTAAGTGATGAAAGTGGTAAAAAGATTATGGTAGCACATAGAGTTGTAAGTCCTATGCTATTAGGTATTAAGGATAGTTCAGGACTAGGTAATAATGCTGATGAATTAAAGACCGCTTCTATTCTAATGGATAACACTGTTATTAGACCATTTCAGACACTTTTAATAGATGCCTTTGATAGTATATTAGCTTATAATAATATTAGCTTAAAACTATATTTTAAGACGTTACAACCGCTAGAATTTACAGACTTAGAAAATGTAGTAGACGAAGAAACACGAGAAGAAGAAACAGGTGTAAAACTTAGTCAAGATTTACCTGATGAATTAGGTAGTGATATTGCAGATGCGTTAATAGATTTAGGGCAAGACGAAGAAGAGCTATTAAAGGATTTTGAAGTAATTGATGAGCGTGAGGTAAATTACGAACACGAAACTGAACTAGACGAAGTAGTAAACGACTTAAACAAAAAAGAAGAAGAAGAAGATAAAAGTTTATTGTCTAAAATTTGGGAGTTTGTAAGTACAGGAAGCGCAAAGCCTTATAGAGAGAGTGAACAAGATGGCACTAGTAAACAAACAAAAGAAGAGGGCAACGAGTTTTTAGTACGCTATATGTACGCACCTGCACGAACTAAAGCAACGTCAAGACAATTCTGTTCTAAAATGGTAAGTGCTAAAAAAGTATATCGTAAAGAAGATATAGAAGCTATGGAAAACAAAGTTGTAAATGCAGGTTTTGGAAAAGGTGGTAGTGATACATACTCTATATGGCTTTACAAAGGCGGTGCAAGATGCAATCATAAATGGCTAAGAAAAACGTATGTACGTAAAGAGGGTGCAAAGAGTTTAGGAGAAGCTATAAGTACAACAGAAGCTAGAAAACGAGGTTTTAAACCTGAAGCTAATGCACAAAAAGTACCTGTAGCACCTAAAGATATGAAGTATAAAGGTTATACTGCTGAATATTGGAACAAAATAGGATTTAAAAATTAGTATGGCAACAGCATTATTTATAAGTACACAAGACCTTAAAAAAAATTCTATTATTGATGGCAACGTTGATATAGATAAAATGATACAATTTGTAAAGGTAGCGCAGCAAATAGATATACAAAATTTGTTAGGAACGGATTTATACAACAAAATTAGCGCAGATATAATAGCAGATACATTAACAGGCGATTACTTAACGTTGGTTAATACTTATGTGCAACCTTGTTTAATTTGGTTTGCTCAAATGAACTATATACCATTTGCAGCTTATACGATTACAAATAAATCTGTACTTAAACATAGTTCAGAAACTGCACAAAACGTAGATAAGAACGAAGTAGATTATTTAGTATCAAAGGCTAGAGAATATGCAAACTATTATAGTACACGCTTAGTAGATTATTTGTGTTTTAATAATAATTTGTTCCCTGAATATTTAAGCAATACAAATGAGGATATAAGTCCTGATACAGATACAACGTATCGAGGGTGGGTGCTTTAATTATATATTATGAGGTATAAAGTAAAACAAACAAACTTAAACAAACTAAAAAACTATATTGATGCCGATACCAAAACCAAAAGCGAACGAGAAGCAAAGCGATTTTATAATGAGGTGTGTAGCAGAAATAAGCAAGGAGTATAACAAAGAACAAGCAGTAGCGATTTGTTACAAACAATATAGAGATGCTAAGTAAGATAATAAAAGCTAAACATAGCAATAGGCTAGATAAACAAAAAGCTGCAAACCCTGTACATAAGGATAAACTTGTAGTCAATTGGAGGCACTATCAAAGTAGTACTTCAACTATGACTTTGTACGATACAGGTATGACTACTGCGTTCCCTTATGCTTATGGTACTATCCCTGTGCCTTTTGATTGTTATGTTTCAAGCGTTACTATGACAGCAAATAAGTACAGCTCTTATGGCACACCAACAGGAAGTAGCGCAACAGTATATGTGTATAAGGGTTTAAATACTTTTGTAGCTTCTAAAACATTAAGCTATACCGCAAGTGAGGGTATGGTATTAACTTTTGATTTTGGTACTACTGCACCTATTGATGCAGATGATAAAATTACTTTAAGATGGTATGCTAACGGACTTTGGCGTTATATGAATAGTACAACAATATTAACAGAAAGATAATGAGTAAACCTAAATTAGCACTGATACCAAGTGGATATAAAAGTGGCAAAGTATATTCTATTTTGCCTAATGATGCTACAGGAGATTTTGACTTTACAAGACAGTCAATAGGTACAAGAGTACGCAAAGATGGTTTAATAGAGGAAGCTAAAACAAGTGGCAGTATTACTAACGTACTTTTATATAGTGAAGATTATTCTCAAGTTAATTGGGCAAAAACAAGTGTAACTGTTACAACAAATCAATTTTTAGCACCTGATGGTACAAATTCTGCTGATAAATTAGATTTTTCATCATCAACAAGTGCAAGAATGGCTCAAGTTATTAATGCGCCTGCAGGTAATTACACTTTTTCAGTTTATTTAAGAAGTGTTAGTGGGAGTGGCGATTTTAGAATTAGATTACAAAGTGGTGGAGGAATTAATTTAACTGTTTCTTTAACAGAGCAATGGCAAAGGTTTGATTTAGAATATTATCACAGTGGTGGTGCAAGTTTAATACCATATATCGGATATTATATAGATGCTTCTTATATACAAGAAGTTTACTCTTGGGGTGCTATGGTTAGTGAGGGTGCTTTATCTGACTACATAAAAACAGAGGGTACAACAGAAACTAAAACAGTAGAAACGTTTACAGATGTACCAAGATTAGATTGGTATAATAGTAATTGCCCAAGTTTACTTTTAGAGCCACAACGTTCTAACTTTTTTACTTATTCAGAAAATGCAAGTCAATGGACTTCAATAAGGGGTACAACTACAAATAACAATATTGTAGCGCCTAATGGAGAGTTAGTAGGTAATTTATATGAAAAAACAGAAGATGCAAATGAGGGTTATGTTTATAGAAACTTATCTGTTTCAAGTGTAGGCACTTATTCAGCAAGTTTATTCTTTAAATACAACAATTCTCAATATGCTCATTTTTTATTATTTGATGGAAGTAGTAATGGTGCGAGAGCGTGGTTTGATATTCAAAATGGTGTTGTTGGAACTACAACAACTTTTGGAACTACTTTTACTGTAAGTGATTTAAGTATTGAAGATTATGGTAATGGTTGGTATAAATGTAGTGCAAAATATGTAGTTACAGGTACAGATACAACGTGGCAGTTTAGAGTAAGTCCGAGCGGTGGCAATGGTATAACAAATTCTGATAGTGGTGCTAAAGTTTACTTTTTCGGCGCACAAATAGAACAAGGAAGCTATCCTACAAGCTATATAAAAACAGAAGCAAGTACAGTAACAAGATTAAAAGATGACTGCCACTTATTAAACCATACTTTATTTACTGATTATCCTTTTACAGTTTATGCAAAGGCTAAAATAGAAGATGTAGGAAATACTATTTTCAGTATTTATGGAGGTGCAAGTAATAAATATTTAGCGTTTCTTTTGTCGAGTAGTACACAAGTAGCGGTTTATAGACGTGATGCTACAAATAATGATAGTGATTTTTATAATTTTACGTATTCTGTTGGGGATACTATTAAGGTTGCAGTAGCTTTTATAAATGACACTACATATAAATTATACATAAATGGTACTGAAATAGCTGATGTAACAAGCGGTTTATCTATTCCGTTTGACCACGATGATATACTTTTAGGGCAATTTAGAATTTCAGCAGATACAGGCGCAAGAAACAGTATTGACGATTTTAGAGTTTATGATTATACACTAACAGATGCAGAATTAACAGAATTAACAAAATGATAAAAGTAGGAAAATACATATTTGATAGCGAGGAACAAGCTGAAACTAAAATAAAAGGTTTAGGAGTAGATACTGATGAAAATGGTAATGAATACCCAACACATAACCACGCAATAGTAAGACTTGGACACGAAGTAATTGAAGATGGTGAAACTGATGCAGAGGGTAATATAATTAAAGAAACTGTATTGAGTGAAAAATACTTAATAGATGTAGTTTGGAACGGAATAGAAGAACACCCTTATGGTTGGAAAAGCTATGCAGTAACGCCTAGTGGAGAGCCACTACACAACTTTTATGGTATTGATTATTTAGAAAATAAAATGTAATAAAATGGTAAAAGGACTAAGATACTTAGCAGATAAAATAGAGCAGTTACAATTTTGGTTAATTGCTAAATGGAATAACTTTTTAAAAGGGTTAATGTTATGAGTGTACAAGATTTGAGATTAGCTTTTTTTAATGCTATTAGCTTAGGAATTTCTTTTACTGCAGTAGAAAATAGTTTAAAGATTATTCTACTACTAGCTTCTATTGTGTACACTATTCAAAAGATACACGAAACGCACAAAAAAAAGAATGACAAAGAACTTTAAAAGACGTGAGTTTGATTGTAAGTGTGGGTGTGAAATGCCTTTAGAAGTTTACGAAAACGTAATAAAATTAGCAGGGCAATTACAAACGCTTAGGGATTATTTAGGTAGACCTATAAAAATAAATAGTGCCTATAGATGCCCTAAACACAATGCAAAGGTAGGTGGGTCAAAAACTTCTCAACACTTATTAGGCAAAGCTGCAGATATTACTATACAGAGTTTAAAACCTATTGAGGTTTATGCTATTATAGAAGATTTAATAGATTTTGGTGTTATGCTTCAAGGTGGTTTAGGTCTTTATGATACGTTTGTACATTACGATATACGCAAGACACGTGCTAGATGGGACTATTCAAATAAATAAATTATGCCAAAAAAAAGCTACAAAGAACGAAACGGAACAACAAGGGTAGGCGATGCTTTACGTTGGTTAGTAAAACAAGGTAAAAACATAGCACCAAGCATATTAGATGCTGCAGGTAGCATAACAGGTATTGAAAGCCTAAAGGAATTAAGCAAACAAATAGAGGGTAGCACCCAACTAACAGAAGCAGATAAGGAACTTCTATTAGAGGAACTTAGGTACGATATGTTAGAAATGCAAGAAACTACAAAACGTTGGGTAAGCGACAACCAAACAGATAGCTATTTAACACGCAATATAAGACCCTTAACGCTAGCTTTTTTAACCGCTACACTATTTATATATATTATCTTAGATAGTTCATTAGAGGGCTTTAAATAGACCCTAATTGGATAGACCTTTTATCTTCACTATTATTATTAGTTTATGGTGGTTATTTCGGTATGCGTAGTGCTGAAAAAATAACTAAACATTGGAAAAAATAATTTTTTTCTTTTTTTTCTAAAAATAAATATATAACTTTGTACCATTTATTATAAAAAAGTGTTTTCTAAATATATAGATATAAATATATTTCTAAATAAATAGATAAATAAAAATAAATTTATAAATAAATATAAGATACCTGAAGTGTATTCAATAGCGAAATGGCAAAAAAGAAAACTTTAAAATATTGGAAAAATAAAATAGATAAACCATTTCACGAGTATATAAGACGTAGAGATGCTAATAATAATACAGGTTATTGTAATTGTATTTCTTGTGGTAAAAAAGTACACTTCACAGAAACAGATGCAGGACACTTTATTGGTAGACAACACTTAATTACTAGGTACGATGAAAGGAACGTACACGCTCAATGTAGAAAGTGTAATAGATTTGAATATGGTAGACAATATGAATATAGTATAGCTTTGGGGCAGGAACTATCACAAGAACTATTACAAAAATCTAGAGGGGTGCTAAAATTAACAGACCCTGAATGGCTAGAAATATTTGAAACTTATAAGACTAAACTACAGGAACTAAAAGACAAACAAAATTTTTAGTTAATAAGTCCTAAAAACTTTACATACTTAATACACTAATAAATAGTATATTTGATTAACCAACTGATTTTTTGTTATTGTTTTCTTTAATGCTGTTTTTAACAGACGATTAAGCCACCTATAAAAAGGTGGTTTTTTTGTTTTATAGATAAAAGTTAAAAAAAATAAAAAAAAGTTTGTTTAAAATTTGTTTATATAAATTATTTGTTTTTAATTTGTGTATCATTAATTAAAACATATAACAAATGAATTTATTAGAACGATTACACCCTGTATATCAGGATAAATTAAGTAAGGCGAATTTAGAGTACCCTAACTTAATAGCAAAACTAACTGATGAACTAGAAGAAACACAATTTGTTACTGAACTAAGATACGGAAGTATATTAGATTTAAACACTTTTTGTGGTAGGTTATCTAGTCCTTTTGATTACTTTACAGAATAGCTATTTATAAATTATGACACATTACGAGGACGTTAAGCGAGCAGCAACCCCAACGACAATAGACTATCTAAATGCAAGAATAGAAGCATTAGAAAGTAGAGTAGAATACTTAGAAGCAATACTAGAAGTAGAATATTTAAACAATAACAATGAATAAAACAAAACTAACAGAGTTATACAAAAAGTATAACCTAACAAAAGATGATTTTTTTAAGCATCAACACTACACCATTATTACTAGACAAGGTATTGATAAGATACAGGCACTAGAGCAAATGAGTGTAAATTATGAAGTAATAAAATGCGAGCCTAATTTTGCAGTATTTAAAGCACTTGCACAAAAAAATGGTAAAAGCATAGAAACCTTTGGAAGTGCGCTAAAAGGCGAAAACTACAAAGATGGTAATACTAATAGTTGGTACGTAGCAGAAATGGCTGAAAAACGTGCAATGAGTAGAGCAGTATTAAAGCTAACAGGCTTCTATGAATTAGGAGTATTTGGCGAAGATGAAAGCGAAAGTTTTAAAAAACCTAAAACAGAATATAAAACCCTTTAATC